TCAAGCGCTTTATTTCTATAAAACACTTTCATATTTTTTATTTCGTTTAATTTTTTATTCAGTCTGCTATTTTCTTTATTCAAAAAATTTACTTCTGCTTGCATCTCTGCTATTTTTATATTGTTTACTTCTTCGATCCGTTCTTTTTCCGCTTTGAACTCTTTTTCAAGCTGTTTTTTCACCTGTTTTGCGGTTTCGTCTTTAATTTTATCCAAATTTTTTATATATTTTTTTTGCTTTATTTTATGTAATATTTTTTTAATTTTCTTCATATTCGTTCACCAGCTTGTTAAATTGCATAAAAGCTTTTCGATATTTATCGCAATGCGCAAAGTACGCATCTGCTAAGACTTTCTTTCCTTGTTCTTCTGTTTCTGAGAAAACAAAATTTTCGAAATTTTCCACGTTGCGATAAGTGTAAACACTGTTAGTTTTAACTTTGTTTATACCGTTCAACGGAATCTTCTTTGTGAAACCTTCCACTTTTACTACATATTCTTTTTCTCTCTCCTGAATGTCTGTACATTTTTTAACATCAAAAAAAGCTTTTTTCTCGTTAACAACAATTTTTATTAAAAACATTTTATACCTCTTTGCACTCATTAAATTTTCTTGATCCGGTTTCAATACCGTATATTAAACCAGCTTGCTTATTAAATATAAATTCCCCTTTTACGTATTGTTGCCCAAAACGTTGTTTTAACCCTAATATATAATTGCGCTCCTCAACCCCACAATAGATTTTTTCTTCTTCTGCATATAACGCATAGATATTTACGGCATCCTGTTCAAGTTTGCCGCATTGTTTTAAGTCGGACATCAACGGCGTTTTATCAATTCTCTCTTCAATTTTTCTTGATAATTGTGCGAGCACGTTCAAACTAAAATTTGTTGTATTTGCAAGTTTTAATAATTGCCCGCTCATATCTTCGAATCTTTCCAACTTATCATAAGTTTTAATCAAGTCATTTTTAAGGAGTTGAAAATAATCGATAAAACACAAACCGTCATTATACGAATAATTATATTTAATTATTGTGTTTTTTACTTCCGACAATGTTGTGACATATTTAATTTTTAGTGGCAATTCTTTTATTTCTTTATACGCTTTTCTTATTTCGTTCTTTTCTTTTTCATTTAAATTTTTAGTTCTTATTTTATCAAAATCAATACCGGTTATTATGTTAAACAACTTATATAATATCAGCTCCTCTGACATCTCTGCTGTTAACAATAAAGAAAAAATATTCTTTCTGGCATTCAATAACAAACAATTCAATGCAAAAGTTGTTTTTCCCATTCCCGGCCGGGCTGCTATTATATTATAATCATTTTTAAAAAAGCCGCCTTTTGACATTTTGTTCAGATCTGGAATGCAAGTTTCATACGCATGTAATTTTTCATTGAAACTTTTTTCTAAATCAAAAGTTTCGTCTTTTTCTTCAGTTAGATTATTCAAATCAAACACTTTGTTTTCTATAAGCTTTAATATCTCGACGCTCTTAAGTTTATCGTTCCCCGCTAATGTTGCAAAATCAAGAGCGTTTAGTCTTATTTGTTCTTTGTTGTATTTTTCTTTAAGTTCAAACAAATGTTTTTTTATAGAAAAAGAAATTCCAGGCTTGAACAGATTAGCAATTACTTTAACGTCAAGTTTATCGCTAATTTGAGAGCAAATCAAATGCAAAGTTGGCAAATCGAATGTAAGATTTTCTTCCAGAATTTTTTTAAGTCCTAATAAAATTATTTTGTTTTCCCATTTTTGAAAAAATTCTGGTTTAAGCGTAATTATATTATCAATATTTTCCCGCCAGTTCTGTAGAATATGTGACAATATAACTGGTTCAATATTATTCATTTTTCCTCTCACATGTCAAATTTAAAAATTATAAATAACCAGACAAAATATACAATAAAAAAAACAGCAATCGTTACGAAAAACAAAAATATATTTTTATTGCTGTAAAAATATATTGCAAAAATACAAATTGCAAACATTTTAATTAACAAAAAATTTAATAAAAAGTTAATTTTATTCATTTTTATACCTCATTTTTTAAAAAAAATAAAAACATAATAAAAACTACAAATATACAATAAAAAATTATAAAACTAATATTTGTCATTTAGAACCTCGCCATTAAACATTTTTGTTACATTATCTATTTTAAATCTGGACAATAATTTTTCTTTTTTGTCTTCTGATTTTATCAAATTGATAATCTCTAATACATTTTCTTGCTGCAATATCAATTCATCGAAATCACTTTCTTTAAGAATGTATTGTGCGCATAACTCCGAGCTTGCATGGCTGCTATGACAATCGTGACAAACGGGCAAAAGATTAAAATTCATATCTATAACTTTTTTACTGTATTTCGCGATGTTATCTTTCATCTGTGAAAACTTATGATGTTTTTGTGTTGCTTTCTTTCCGCAGATTTTACAAACATCCCGGTTCTTTTCTCTTTGTTTAATTGTCTCTTCCAGCTCTTCCCGTGTGCATTGTAAAAATTCGCAGCAAACTTCAAGCATACTATCTACAGCCGGGTTTGCGTCTTTGCTGTTTAAATTTTTAAAAGACAATGATTTTGTTTTTATATTAAGTGTTTTACCATTTTTAATTATTTGATTTAAATCATTTATTAAAGAATCACATTGTTTTTTGTTTATCAACCCGTGATCCCGCATAAATAAAAATTTATCGTTTAATATTAAAAATTTTTCTCTCACAACCTGATTGTCATAATAAAAGTAAGAATCAACAAACCGGGCTGCTAATTTTACTTGCTCTTTAACTTTTTCAATTGTGTTAAAATTCGGATCGTCTCCCATATTTTCTTTTATTAGTCGAAAAGCTGCAAATAAATAACGAAGCTGAACAACCGATCTTTGCTTTACATCAATTCCAACTTCTGCACAATACTGATTATTATATTCCATCCTGCGCAGCGTGTCAGAATCGTTTGTTATTATGCAATCCTGCCCGACCATTTCCGCCGTTATCTTGACTTTATTTATAAAAAGATTTTTAATTTTCATTTTATAAATCACTCAAAAACGGTAACTGTCATTGCAAAAAAGAAAAGTAAAATTAAGGATGTAAGCATCGTTTTTATAGCAACATCATTTTCCGTCTCTGTCCATATGACAACGATTAAACTTATAAAAAAAGATAAAAGACTTATAATAAAACATATTACGCTAATTTTTAAAATTATTTCCATATTCTTTTTCCTCAAGAATTTATTTCTTCAATCATCGCTATTACAGTTTCAAGAATCATTTTTGCTGATTCGTTATCCTCTTTATCCAGCCAATTTTTTAATTGTCCTTTTAAAACTTCAATCTTGTTCATTTTTTGCTCTTTTCTTTTCAAAAAAATTTTTGCTTCTTTTTGTGACATTTCCTTATATATAACTGTCTCACCTTGCGCGAGATATCTTCCGCAAATCTCGCACGGATGTAAAGTGTGATACTTGCACCCGGAATGATAACAAGGTTCACCATTTTTATATTTTATTCTAATTTTCATGTAATCACCTGCTTTAAATTGACTTTTTTTTAATTTGGAAATTCTGGCAAAGACATCCAATGTGTTATTTTGCCAGCAATTTTAAAATCCATTTCAGTTTCTTCCTGATATTCATACCAGCCCTCTTTAACCCATGCAACTTCACTGTCATCTATATCAACTAAATCTAAGTTATCGACACAATCATCATGTAAAAAATTTTCGGCATATATTGTTCGATAACTAACAAATTCAGCTATAGTTATCCTTTTTTTTCCCCATTGATTTATAAAAAAAACTAACACTTTAATCCGACCTCGTGGGTTTTTATTTTTAACTGGAATCCATTTATTTTCCATCTTATTTACTCCTTTACGAAATTGACACGGGCGGGATTCGAACCCGCGCACATGCTGTTTTCTGGCTCCCAAAGTTTTTTTTTATCCAGCTTCATTTTGCAATAATATTTCGTGCAAAATCTTTGTTCATTACTTACATGCTGCTGATGATTAACTAACGTCTACCAATTCCGCCACCGTGTCTTTTTTAGCCCTGACAGGATTCGAACCTGTAATTAGTTTTTTAGTGTTTTAGCTTCCGGCTCAATATATGCCTAAGCATAGTGATTGATATGTCCGGCCAATTCTACTCACTTGCTAGCGTCTACCAATTCCGCCACAAGGCTGTTTATTCATATCCTTTTTTTAGCTATATTAATAGCTTCAATATCTGTTAAATTATGCTTTGTCGCAAACTCTTTAACTTCTTTTTTCCACTCACCAATTTTTTTTAAAGAAGATAATTTGCTCCAAAAATTATCCAATTCTTTTAATGTTATTTCATTCATTTTATCCCCTTTTTTCCCTTTTTTTAAATTGCCCCCTGCTAAGGGGGCTAAAGGGAATTGGTCTTTCTCATCAGCGCCGGTCAACCACCTTCCGACGGACGCCCCGTCCTTCCTGCCGAAGCGTTTCGAAAATTAGAATATTATTACATACTCATTTGAACTTAATCTTATATTATCAAGAACAGGTGCAACAAATTCTTTTGTTAAACATTCATCCTTTGAATAATACCAGCTATTATAGCCAAACGGATAATCAGAATCAACAGTCATTATATAATCACCTTTCTTATTATAAATTTCTATGAAAGTTTCAAAATATAAATCTAACTCTTGTCCTCTCTTGTATTCATGCTGAGTTCCTGCCAAATGTGTATTTCTTCTTACATCTGTTGTTAACTTAACTTTTTTTAAATTTTTCATTTTAAATCCCCTTTATTCTTTAATATATATAATATAGCAACAAACTAACATCTTGTCAAGTTTTTTTTTTATTTTTTTTTAAAAAAGTTATAAATCAGAGGCATTTACTATACGTCTGTTTACTGTATTAGGCTGATTATTCTGGTTATAGTTTCTTTTTTTGTAGTTCGTAAAGGGATTTGCCTGATTCACAAATTTATGTAATCCCCGATTCAAAAAATCCCAAAGAGCCCAATTATAAGTAAATGCATATTCATTATTAATCAATATCAAATGGTAATTATGTATAGCTCTACATACTTCTTCTACAGAGTATTCTTCAAGTATGTCTTTTATTTTGTTTTGGCTTATTTGCTTTTTAAAAGTATTGATTGATTTATGTTGCATTAGTTCTTTATGAGAAATCCATTTTTTAAATATTGTTTCGTAGAAATTTGTATGTATATCTATATCTTTCTCTATCTCTATCTCTGGTGGAAGTTGTCCGGGACATTGTCCCTTGTTTTCAATTTTCTTCATGTCAGTTAATTTTTGTCTATATTTCGCTTTTCTCTCTGCTTCTGTACTTCCATGTCCAATAAGATTTTGGATATCTGTCATAAATATTTCGCCGGCTGGCATAATATCAATAACTCCATACTCAACGGCCAGGTTAATAGCGTGCATTACATTTGCCGGATCGTGTCCGAGTACACCGGCCAATAAATCTATTTTTTTTGCAGTATATGGAATCGCTTCATTCACTTTCAGCTGCCCTTCGAATTTGACAGCTTTCAAATATAGCTTCAAGATAATTAAGCTATACTCATATCCATTTGTCATAGATTCTATAACCCGGATATGATCCTGATCGAAATAATTTTCTTTAAATTTTAAATAATAATATTTTTTATTTATACTCATTTAAACCTCTTTCCCTTCTTTTTCTATTTCATTCATTGTAATTAAGACTACATGCCAGGCGCGCTGACTCTCTGAGCCTGGTTCGTCTGTATCTATCATGTCGTTTATTCTCTGTTTTAATTCTTCCCATGTTTTTAAATTCATTTTAACAACTCCTTACATTTTTTAAATAAATCCCTGAAACCATTTCCTTCGTAACAATAAATTTCATTTTCAAGAGACCACTCGTCAAAATAATTTATAAAAAATCCTAGATCATGTGCTCTACATACATAATAAGCCATTTTTAATACTTCTGCTTTCGTTATGCTGCCGGAATCGTTTAAATATTTATTAGAATACCATTTTTTTAAATTACTCATTTTTTTCCCTCAATTGTAATATTGTAATATTGAAATCTTTTAAATCTTGCTTTAATTTTTTAAAAAAATTATTTTTCTGAAAATAATTTGTGATATCATTTTCAATAAGATCCCCCGCATAATCACAAAAGTAAAGATTGTTTTTATCTTTTATAATTTTACTTATAAAAAAGTATTCTTTCCCTTTATTGAACCACTCAATTTCGTCTATTGTCTCGGTTCGATGTAAAAGCGGCTTTAATGCAACACGCTTGCATTGTGAACAAATCAAAAAAAATTCATAAACAAGAAAAGATTCATTTTCACAAAAACATTTACATTTTTTCATTTTAAATTTCCTTTTTTTTATAATAATTATAAATTAGACCGACTTGCTGGTTAGTCATATCTAACTGTTTCGCGATGTACTTATGTGTGCGGCCCTGGTTGCGCATCTTTAATATTTTATCAATCGTCGCCTGATCGTGTTGTCTTATACGACCTCTCTTCGGTTTTATGGGCCTTGTACGTTCAATTGTTTCCGCAATCTGATGTAGTTTTTTCCAACTCGGGTTAATAGCCCGATTGTAGTACATCCCGTATGCTTTCATCTTATATAATTGCGTGTGGCTGTACGCCTCAAGTTTTTTTAATATTTTGTTTTTAAAGTTTAAATATTCTTTGCTGTTTTTGTTCATTTTATACCTCTTTGTTTTCAATTAAATTTTTTTTATCATTGTCAATAAACGTTACGTTCTCCTGCAGATCTGCAACAATGTTCACAACCGGGAATACTGCTTTTTCCAGGATCTGGCTTTTGACCTTTTCTACCGTTAAAATGTACGTTAGTTGGTTTAACGGCAAATTTTGTTTTTGCAACACATCAAAATAATTTTCTATATTCTGTATTGTGCTTTTTGCTCCTTTTGTTTCGAATAGCCAGATGCCGACAATATTTGTCTCCGGCAGTACAAACGCTATCCGCAATATCTCAAACCAGGGCGACTTGGCACTTGCTGCGAATTTATCTTTTACCTCTTCAAAAGGTTTTTCATATATCTTTTTTTCGCCTGTTTCTTTGTTATAAACCCAAATATTCTCCCCGTCCGACATAGCTACTTTCTTTTTTCCCTTGCGCAACTCGTATCGTATATCAACGCAGTTTTCGACGTCGGGTATACGGATTTTCAAAACTCTCGGTTTTTCGCCATATGTCTGGTTAAATCTCGCAACATTTGCCGGATTTTTGCAAAATGGTAAAAAATAATCCAGAGATCGGCAACCCTCCTCACCATTCTTAGAGATTATGCGCTCACCAATTTTAATTTTACCAATAAACGACGGTGTTCGACGTTCTTTATTTTTTCTTACAATTCGCATTAAAAAACCTCCATTGCATAGTATTCCCGGAGTTCTTCAACCGGATCGACTAACTCTATAAGTTTGTCGTGTTCGTCTTCGTTAAATGTCTTATCTTCGTTTATTGCGTATACCGGTCTAATTTTGCTGCGGTCCGGGTCGCAATAATAATATTTAACAAATGCGTTAAATTCAGCAAAGATAACCGGATTGTCGCTCTGATCTGTAAAGTTATACTTTACAGCTGGATAGCGATAATTCTTGCAGCCCCAATTGTATATGTAATCAATTTTTAAATCTGAATGTTCTTCGTCCCAGGCTTTTCGATATGCGTGTAACTGCATGATATGCGGACGAAAGAAACCGTTAAGACCGGATTTTAGATCAATCAAAACAAGTTTTCTTTCTTGCTTATTCAGCTTTAAAATTATTTCCAGTTCTTCTTTTTTCATCTTGTTCAAATGTGTTTTTTTGTGTTTTGTTTTTTGCAATGCAATTTCAATCAGTTCTTCTTTTTTAAATTTCTTTTTTACGCTTATCTCAGCAACCAGGTCGACAGTCCCGGCGTAATTCTTAGTCATTACCGGATATTCGATCGCAATCGGCTTAACGTCAAAATCTTTTATCCATTGCTGAAAAGCAAACAAATCCTTGATTATGTCTCTTTTTGCTTCTCGCATATATTCAAACAGCCTCTCCGACTGTTCCATTTGCCCTGTACAGTGTTCTTGCATCAATTCATAAACTTTACCTTTAGAACAAGATATTTTTTCTCCCTTGAGCAATTTTCCTGCAAGGATGTGGAAAATAGTTCCGTATAATGCTGAGTAATGCGAAATAAATTTTATTTTTTCCACGTCGTTTTTTTTATAAAATTCCATTAAGCCGAAGCCTGGCTTTAATTCCGCCAGGATCGTTGTCACGGACGGAGCAGTCCTGATATAAACTTTTTCTTTTTCAGCGTAAACTCTCGCGTAGAACCGACGCCCGTGATTATCTATTCTTATATTGTAATGTTCAGGTTCTATCAGATAATCATCATTTAAAAATTCAATGTCTAATTTTTCAAAAAATTCAAAATTCATTTTTTTCTCCATTTGGGTAGATATCTATTATTTTTATTTTTTTTCCGCAAAAAGGACAAAAAATAAAATCCCATTTTGTATTTTTTATTTTTTGACAAGGCTTAAATTCCCTGCTGGCATTTGTTATATTATTACAACTCACAATAAAATGACCATCAAAAGATCTAGACCATATACATTTCATTTCACAACTCCTTTTTTCAAATTTATTTATAATATATAGAAGATAATCTTTTTGTCAACTATTTTTATAACTTTTTTTATTTTTTTTTAAAAAAAAGCTTGACTTTTAAGTAAAGTTATATTATATATATTACAGAATAAAGGAGATTTAAAATGGAAATATTAGAAATAACAAACATTTTGCATTTAAGTTTATCTAAAGAAGAAAAAGAAAAATTAGATTGCACAGAAGTAACATTAGAAATAAAAAAATGGTTTTTCGAAGATAAAGACATGTGGGTTTATGGCGATGAACGTTTTATACTAAAAAGAACAACAGAAAAAGCGATATTGTTAGAATCGGAAATGGGTAATATATGGATACCTAAAAGTGTTATTAATAATCAGTATGCAGGAATTAGCACAGACAAAATAGAATATATATAAGTTAATATATTCGAACGCCCCGGCAAGGGCCTGGAGGAAACATGAAAAAATTATTAACAGCAGAAATGCTGCAAAACATAAAAGAGAAAAAAGAACGGATCGAAGAAATGTCTTATGACGAATATTACGAGAGTTTAAGTTATAATGATAAGCTTAAACTTGAAGCAGACAGACAGGAATACGAATACTATCTTCAGCAAAACAGTCTTGATAGGTATATTTAGTTTTCTCCTTTATTTTATAAATTTACTTGCGCGAGCAGGCGAGCCGGTGAAAGGCCGGCAATTTTTTAAAAGGGGATTGTTATGATTAGTAAAAAACTGAATTATGAAGAGTTTAAAAATTTTTAGAGATGAGATATTAAACTCCAGACGGCAATCTGGAGTTTATTATAAAGGTCAAATGCTGGGCATAGAAATATGATGACCGGCATCTGACAATAAATAAGTGTTATTGATTATTACTGACAATTTAATTGAAAACAATTAAATTGTCAATCAATTGTTAAGATTTTTCCCATCCCATAGGAGAAAAATTATGGGAATTAAAATAAAACCAGGTGAAAAAATTAAATTGGGAAACAAAAGACCAGGTTTTTTCCAATCTGGTCAAGAAAATATTATGATTTATAACTTTTTTGGAAAAAAATAAAAAAAAAACTTGACAAGTTGTTAGTTTGTTGGTATATTATATATATTAAATAAAGGGGATTTAAAATGAAAAATTTACGATATGTATCAAATAGTAAACATGGCAAGCATGGTTTTATATTGTCGAATGGAGAATCAAGATATTGCGATGATCTACGTACTTTAATTTCGTGTGTGAATCGTAACTTAGAAATAAGTAAGCATGCTGTAATAGCAATTTATGTCGCAGCAAGCAGGGGGGAAGAATGATTTCTTTAATTATTAAAAATGTTCGATATTTAGTAGACGAAGAAAACCCAGCATTTTTACAAATGACAAAATGTGTTTTTTCTAATTATAGTTTTTTGCAAAGATTAGAAAATTGCCCTGTTTTAGATGAAACAGTTAAAAGCTACAAAATAGCTGTAAAATATTATAATCGACTTAGGAAAGAAATTAGTGTCTGTAAACATGTGTGGATTTCCAAAAAATTTTTAGTTTTAGAAGAAACTATAAAATCTAAAGAAGAAAATAAATTTGCAGTTAAAACCTGGTTTGCAGAAAAAAATAATTTAAAAAAAACATTTACAGGAAAAATAATAACAACAACAGAAAAAGCGATAAAAATGCTTGTTGCAAGAAAAATAATCTGGATACCAAAATCAGTAATATTATAAAAATTTTAAACGCCCCGGCAGGGGTCTGGAGGAAACATGAAAAAATTATTAACAGCAGAAATGCTGCAAAACATAAAAGAGAAAAAAGAACGGATCGAAGAAATGACTTATGACGAATATTATGAGAGTTTAAGTTTTAATGATAAACTTAAATTGAAAGCAGACAGGCAGGAATACGAATACTATCGACAACAAAACAGTCTTGACAGGTATATTTAGTTTTCTCCTTTATTTTAAAAATTTACTTGCGCGAGCAGGCGAGCCGGTGAAAGGCCGGCAATTTTTTAAAAGGAATTGAAAATGGGAAAATATAAATTAGTCAAAAAAATTTTAATCGAAGAAACAGAAAATGGGATCTACTGTATTGACAAAACAGAACTGGGCAACTATGCTTTATCCAAAAATAAAACAATAATTAAAGTTTATCCAACTTTGCATAAAGCAAAAAAAATACTTTACGCTAAATTTGCAAATAAAAATTAGGGGGTATTGTTATGATTAGTAAAAAACTGAATTATGAAGAGTTTAAAAATTTGTATAAAAATTCCCATTGTCCTTGCTGCGAGAATGAAAAAAATATTTTTCTGGCTTATCACGCGTACAGAATAGACCCGATTCATTATTTTAAATCGATACAATATGAAGACAGAAAATTCCACGAAAAAATCAAGCTGGCGATAAAATATAAAAGTGATCGGGAATTTATTAAAAAACTAATAAATGACATTAAATTACCAGCTTTCAGCAATTTTAAAAATACAAAAGACTTTGTTAAAGCTGTAAATAATATTGTTAACAGTATTATTAAAAACGTACAACTCGACAGAGATCTTGTTATTGCAGAGATTTTACAAAAATTAAATTGGGAAACAAAAGACCAGGTTTTTCAATCTGATCAAGAAAATATTGTGAGGGGATTTAAAAATGAATGATTTAAACATAATAACAAAAGATGAATTTAGTATAAGATTAGACAACGCATTGTCTAACTTAAATAAAAAAGATAAATTTTACAACAAACACAAAGAATTTATTAAGCGTCTGCAAGAGACACGGGAATATATCTATATTGCAAATGACTATTATTCTTGTTGGACGGACCACCTTGTAGCGGTACAAGCACAAGCACCTGTAAATGATTGGAGTAGATATTTAATTATCATTCCGGCATTTGTATTGGCAGGTATTTTATCTATCAAAACAGATGAAGATGAATGGGCTTTGTTAGATATAATTAAAGATAACTCTTGTTTTTGTTTAGACAAAAACGTTATGGGATTTAAAAAAATAAATGAAATTGTAACTTTAACCCATTTTCCTGTAAGTTCGCAGCAAGAAGTATCTTTTATAAAACAGTTTTTTTCAGAAATGCAACAAGAAGGGTTTGTTGTGGAATATAGGGACAGAGGGCGCAATTGGGAAGCCTATCAGGGATGTGGAAAGAACGACATCCATAAAAAAATATATGTCGAGGTAGAAGAAGGGGCAATTAAAGATGTCCACCTTTTAATCGACTATGATAATTCGTGGGCTTCCGGGGAATACGACTCTTCCTCAGGATGTACCTTAGGTAAATATAGATATAATGTTGATATATCAAAAGAAATACTCGGATTGGAGAAAAAACCCCGCCTGTACGCAGAAAGAGGTTGGGGGGACGGGATGAATAGTAGTTATAAATCCCACGTAGAAAGAAAAGAAGGCGCTCCAGGGTTAGACGTATATGATTTTGTAATGAATCTTTTGCGTTTAGAAGAAGTCGGAAAAGAAAAATTAAGCCAAATCAAATTTGATATAAAAACTATGTTTTTTGATGAGGAATTTGGCTTAGGTAATGGATATTGGAATAAAAAAATAGACCAGGTCTATAACTCCTGGTTAAATTCTTAGGAATTTTATGAACGAAAATTTAAAAAAGGGGAATTAAAAATGAATTGGAATAAATAAATTGATTTAAAGCATTTTATTAAATGTAAATTAAATCGAGCAAATATCGATTTAAAAATAAAGGCCTGCACCAGCCAAGAAAAAAAGGTGCCGTTCATAATATTTATTTAAAATATTTTAGTTTTTAACGGGGCTTCGGCCCCACCTTCAAGGATGATTAAAATGAAAATAATAAAAAAAATTTTAATAATATTAAATGGTTTGTCCTTTTTTCATAATTTGATTGAGATGTTTTTTTTGAAAAGTGGTAAACTATTTTATTATTCAGGTATTTTATCTGTATTAAGTCTTATATGTATTCTACTTTTAATCGAAGAAAAGGAGCAAAACAATGAAAGAAAAAGTGATAAACAAAATTATTGAAGGAATTGTGAAATTAGGGCTTGCAGCTTTAATATTTTTTATATGTGTCTCAGGCTTAAACAACAATTTTAGAAAAGGAGTAAACAATGGAAGATTTATTCACACAATTTAAAGAAGATTTCCCCCGGTTGAATATAGATGACCTTTTCCAAGCTTGCCATGTAAACAAGTTGAAAAAAGGTAAAATAGGAAGAAATATCTATATTGTTCATACAAGTAATGAGTTTGAAGAGGGCAATCATGATTGCCCGGAGTGCTCTCGCTTCGAAGCCTCAATAGGATTTCTTTATGATAATATAAAGTGTGAGCTGGTGATTACCGGCGGATATGAGATAGAAAATGAGATAAGTGAATACTACACCGACACTTTTAAAGAATATTTTGAACAAGTAGAAGAAAATAGACGATCTTACGATACAACACGAACATTTTTATATAAACAAATTGAAAAGTACAAAGAATCTAATAACCGAATTTCTGAAGAGTGTAAAAATATAAAGAAAGAATGTCAAAAACTTAAAGAAGAATTAAAAGAATTAAAAGAGCAATTAGGGGAGAGTTTAAAAACAAAAGAAAAATTGCATGAAATTAAAATGTTAAATGACAGATTTTCAATTTTAGAAAAGGAGTAAAACAATGAAAGAAAAAATAGAAAAGTTAGTTGAAGCAATAGCAAAAGTGGTAACTGAGTCAGACAACCTGGCTGAAATAACCAAAGAAGTTGAAAAGATTTTTAATAATGAAAAAGTTGAGTCCGGCAGATGGAAGCCTGAACAAAATAAAAAATATTTTTGTATTGAAAGCGACGGTATGATAGGTTATTATGTCTGGAGAGATAACTTCACTGATTTTTGGAGATTTTCTCAAAGAAATTGTTTTAAAACAGAAAAAGAAGCAGAAAAATTTCAAAGATTTTTGGAAATAAAAGCAAAAATAATGGATATCGCGGAAAAATTGGGACGGGCCACTGTGGAAGATTGGAAGAATGATTCAATTAAATTCTTTTTATTTTTTGATCATAATAGAAAAAAAATAGTTCAAAATGTAAATCTAGCTTGGAACGAAAAAAACATATATTGTCTTTCAGAAAATTTTATAAAAGTTTGTCTTGAACGAATAGGCGAACATGATTTAAAGTTTTATTTAATTTCGGATTTTATTTAGGGGTGTGTAAGGAATAAGATTGGATGATTTTATGAAAAAGTATAACTGGGAAGGTAAAAAATGATTCACAAAATTTATAATGAAAAAAAAAGAACATATGAATATGTTATAAGTTCATACCAAGTTTGGCGGCCTGGCTGTTATGATACCCGGAAAACTGCGAACTATGCTTTTCGGTTTACAGATGAAGTTTTAAGCGAACTTCAAGAAAGTGTAAATCCCGGGGGGACTATAACTTATGAAATGTTAAAAAATGCTAAGAATAAAGATCTAAAAGTAAAAAAAGAAATATCTTTAAATCAAAAAAAATTTAAAGAAAGATTTTAAGGCAAGGTAGGGCAAACAATCGTATGTGTTTGCAGCGTGGGAACTTTCCTGAATCAGGACGACGCGGGTTCGAGTCCCGCTCTTGTCAGATTTTTGACATATTCTTGCGGGTAGTGAGATTTTATGTCGCCTTTTATATTTTTAAAAATTCGGAAAATATACCACCAGGGCTGCTTTTTACCGATTCGAACTTTATTTTTAACATGGAAAAAAGACATATTTTTAAATAATCCGAATAACGATGTTTTAGGCGGCAGTTTAGGGACTATATCGTCGTTGTTGACAACTCTAGTTGAATACTGTACATGCTTATTGTACCATTTTACAGTTTTATAATTAAAACATTTATTCGCTCCATAACTGTAAATATGCAAAAAATTTGTTAAATACGGGAAATGTCTAACCAGCATTAACCCGGTTATGTGCGCAAGAGAACCACCCAGGCTGTGGCCTGTCACATATATTTTTGTCTGGTAATTTATGTGATGTTCTGCGACAAGAGCAAAGATTTCATTTTTAACCTTTTTAAATTGCTCCAGGTGACCTGAATGGATTTTGAATTTCCCGTCTTTTTTAAATAAAAAATCCAGGTTATCTATCCAATCCCGCAAACCGGATGATCCTTTAAACACAATGTATAGATTATTTTGACTGTCATAGCAAGTGTAAAACTCTATATCTGTATACCAGGTAACGCCCGTTATTTCTTTATCTATGTTTGTTTTTCCGTATTTTCCTTTATATGCCTTCTGACTCAGCAACATACACTTTTGAATTTTTTCCATTTGTTGTTTCTTTATCCTTCATTTTTTCTTGCAAAACTTTTATTCCGACTGTTACATCTGCAATATTTTCGTTTATTTGCCGCAAATAGTCAGTTACGTTCTTACGATATTCGAGAGATTCTCTGCGATATTCTTTGTAGTCGTTTATTTGTATAGTTAATCGTTGTGAAAGAAAACTTATATCCTTTGCGTTTTCCGTTATGTGACTATTTACCCAAAGTAGCGCCGTGTATGACGCTACTAATACAGGTATTCCGATTATTTCTAAAAATTTAATTATTTTTGTTTTCATTTTTTATGTCCAGTTTGTGTTTATACAACTTTCTTGGTTGGCCGGTGTCGTATCTGCTGTATCAACAAAATTGTTTCCGGTATTATTTCCGCCATTATTATCCACAGAAGACACATAAACATTGCCATTAAAATTTTCCGCTGTTCCACTCACTGAATTTATGTTATCTGCAAAACATTCACCTAACATTAAATTAGAGACAAAACCATAACTGGAGCTTGTTCCTGCTGCATCTATATCGTTCGCATAACAAGCAGAAATCATTTTACAAGTTGAAAAACCTGCCGCTACTAATCCATCTATTGTACAATCTATAGTCTCTGCTGCACATCCTGCAATCTGCTCGCATCCAAAGTAAGCTGAAGGTATGCCACCTAATAGATTTTTTACACGACAAGCAGTTATATTAAAGCAAAAATAAAAACCGACATTTGTTCCACTTCCTGACATTGTTTGTCCATTTGCCTTTGATGAAGAAACTTGTAAACATAACGAAAAACCTCTTACATGTCCTAATCCGCTTAAATTTGCTACTTCGCTGTTTGAAACATATTCGCAGCTCTGAAAGCCTACAGCTAATACCGTTGAAGATAGTCCATCTACACTACAGTTAGATGCATGATTAGCCGAAGAAAAACCATATGCATTCCCTGTTCCGGTATTTGCTATCGTTGTTGCCCGACAATTTGAAAGATAAGTTCCGGAAAACCCATATACTTGAAAAGCCCCTGTTGCTTCAAGATCATTCGCCAAACAACACGTTAAATTAAAACCATTATCAAACCCGCGGACATCACCCGCACTTGTTATATCATCAATTTTACAATTTGCTGCATTTACTACGCTGGCGAATCCTGTTACGGCGGCTGTCCCTAGCAGTCCTTCTATTTTACAATTTCTCATGTTTTGCGAACGGTCAAAGCCGTACAACAACCCGGATGTACTTATTATATTTAAAATTTCACAATTTTCAAAAACTGTCGTTGAATCGTTCGCACTTATGCCCGACCCTTCAAAAACTCGCATATCAACATTCGTTTGTCGATCGGCACTACTGCAATTTTTATATGTAATATACTGAGCTCCAGTCAGAAAACTTCTCGAAATTGCTGCTGCGGAAGAGGCCAGCCCGTTCCATTGCACATTTTCAATTTGACAATAACTTGTTTCGACATTCATGTAGCTTTCATTTGCTCCAACATCGATTATTGTACCAGGCTCGCAATAAAAATGCCGGCATGAATTAGTATTCAGAGACCCCCATGTATCTCCGCCGCTTAACGCACCAGTTGACGTAAAATCGTATGTACCTACCTTGATATAAACCGTTTTATAGCTGCCGTTTATATCATATTGATTTGCTGCAGTTCGAACAAATAAGTTATTAAATTCTGTTTGATTTGTTATAACAATGTCAAAACCGCCGCCACCTGTCACGGGCGTTGCAAAATAAGCTGTACCTGATCCGTTTGTCGTTAAAACTTGTCCCGGTGTCCCATCTGCACCAGGCATCGTATAACCTGCAATAATGGGGGCATTAGAAAAGTTATTATTACCGGAAAAAACGTTATTCCCGGTTAGACTTGCTTTATCCGGCAAAGCCGCTTCTATTGTCGTAATATCACCTTCATTTGTCGTTATACGCCCTTCATGGTCGGTCAACCTTGCATCAAAATCAATATCATTATCAACGCTTTGATTTTGGTCCTCTGCTGTTACAAGACTAATCTGAGCGTCTTTTTTTTCTCTTGGTGTATATGTCATTTTTATACCTCTTATGTTATACTTGTTTCTATTATATTTATTATTTCTGTGTCAGAATTGACACCAAAAATTCTATATTGCAAATTCTGTATATCGGGCAACGTTATAATATTCAATCCTGAACTCAATGTCGTCAAACCTGTAAAATTAGGTATAATCCCAGAATCTTTGATGCTCCGATACTGAAATCTTATTCGGCCACCTGTGCTCGATACTGTCAATCTTATTTCTGTAAACCCGGCAGGTCGTTGATATAACTTCGAATAATAACAAAAGTTAGGTGCTAGGTAAAAATTATTATAAAAATCTAAATCATAATAATTTATAGTTTCGTCAAAAAACGAAAAATCTAAATTGACTAAATGATTAAAATCTATTCCGCCTACATCAATATCGCCTTCGCATTTATAGAAACCTTCTTTCACATAATCAGACAAATTTAATTCTTTTAAAAATCGCATTTCAAACGTTAGTTGTTCTTTGTCTATATTGTAGCTTTTTCCAGTTATTTCATAAACATTATAATCATCTTGATTTCTGTTATGCGCTGTACTTATTAAATCCATTATTTCGATGTCTTTAAATTGTGCAGCAACATTACCGTGTTTTAAATCGCAAGTTCTGGAATAAGTTGTAAGTATATCGTTTCTATCTGCAAGAAATAAATTAGAAAAGTCGTCGACGTCAGATTGATTTGCTAATTTTATTTCAAATTCTTTTTCTTTTGCAAGTCCGTATTTTTGCAATAATACATCTTCATTAACTTTATTTTCAAGAGTAAAAAATTTTCCAGTTGAAATATTTTTATTGTATTTAAAAGTTGCGCTTGTCAAAAACTCATTAAAATTTTCTGTTCTTGTCGGATCTGAGATCCAGTCATCATATAACAAAGCTGTTTTAAGTTGCGCACTTTCCGAAAAACTTCTAAAAGTAAACTTGCCGTTTTTTGTAACATCAAAAAAACCAAACTGAGCAAAAGAAATTTTTTCAAATATTTTTTTAATTTCTGTTTTTTCATTTATAAAATATGTAATGTCTTTCGCTATACTTTCTTGCTCGCTCCACTGATTTGTATCGTAATTATCACTGTTATATGTTGCACCGATGTATTTTGTAATAATATCTCGCATAACAGTAAGCCCATTTGCAGAACCACCAGTAAAATCAACTCTAACATCTAAAAAATTGTCGTCAACGTCTTTTGCATCTGCTGTCGGGATAGAGATATATCCCTCATCGAAATATTCTGTATATCCTGCGTATACTACACCGTCAATTCGCACCTCTTCAACACTGGTTACATTTTCTGCTAAATAATAAAAATAATCTGTTGCGGTTGCATTCTCCTGGTTAATTATATAAGGTTCTACTCCAATAACGCTACCATATGCGAGAGGTACAGGTTTATCAACGTCGTTATCTGACAAAAAAGAATATTCAGATTTAGTAAATTTATTTACTGGTAGTTTTCGAGTGAATCCAAAAATTTTACTTTTTAATTTTATTTTAAATTGTTTTAAACTAGTTGAATAACTCGCAACGATACCGTTGAAAATAGTTTCAAAATTTTCATATTCGGTTCCTTCCGGAGCAATTTTAATTATAGCAGTATTATTAAAAATGTTTCTTCCGTAATCGTCAAAAAAACCTTCGTTATTATCAAAAGTAACGTTTATGGAGTTTTCTTTAAACACTCCATAATACAATGTTTCTTTGTTGTATTTTATAGAGGGAGCATTTTTAAGCAATGGCGGATAATATAAATTATTATAGTGCGCTTTTTCAATCCTGATTCCATCTACTTTGTCGGTAAACCCTTCTTTTTGCCCGACGTCAATAAAATATTTTTTGCTTATGTCTCGGCCTGTCCCCAAATTTAAAAATAAATTAGTCGTTTCCGTGTCGTAAAAAAACCCGTTAGGTTGAGTTCTTAAGTTCACTAAAGAACTTGTCGGGAATAAATCAATTACAGTTTTTGTTGTATTGTCAATTATTCTTACAGCCTGCGCAGTAATTTTTTTGGATCCCTGGTTCGTCCAAAACCAAACGCGCCCGTCTGTATCCACAAACGGCGTTTCAGGCTCTGGGCTTAAAGTCGCAAAACGTATACCAGGTTCATAAGTAATAAAAATGCTGGTTAGTTTTTTTACATCTATTTCTATTATAGTTATTATTTTGCTCATTTCAAACCTACGGGACTATTGTCACAACATTACTTTGTGTGTTGTCATCCAACCCAAAACAACCGAGAAATTCAAGTTCTGCGTTATATCCTGCTGTACCCGTTGCTGATATTTCGTATTGTCCAGGTCCAATTACAAATACTTTGCTAATTGCTGCTGGATTTACTGCAGAAAAAGTAACAGTGTTGATAAGTTGATATGTAGCACCGTCATAGACTTTTAAAAATCCATCCCAAGTAACAGGGGCTGGAGCTTGCATAAACAGTCTAACAGTCGACATTACTTCTGTCGTGAAAACAAGAGACGACGCAGGGTTTGCAGTGAGTGAGAAAGTTTTACTATAATCTCGAGAATTTATAGTTGCAATATTTGCTGTTGTTATGTTGCCAGTAACGACATTGTTAGTTGTAAAATTACCGGAATAACCGCTTATAACTTCTATATTTCCTGTGCCATACCGGCGTAAATAAAAACTTTCCCTGTCGTGCAAAATGTATTTGTCTGTATAGCTGGATCCTGATTTTGTTGCACCTGCAATAACGCGTTCGCTGGCACCTTCGTAATATCCTTGTTTTTCGTCGTTCCACACTGGCGTTATATTTGTCCATGTTGGAATAACGGTTGTATCTGAAGGCAATGCCCCAGTTGATACAACTAATTTTATCCAAACAGCACCGTCAGACGGACTACCTGCAACAATAGTGTCTGAATCAAATTCAAAAAGGCTACCGTCATTGTTTAAAACTGAACCTGCTTTTACTTGCGGAACAGTTGAGTTTGACCATTCAGTTAAACTGATATTGATAAAACCACGTCGTTGTTTCTCTAAAGAATCTAACACGGTTGTCATATCCGTGATATCTGTATAATAACTTATTATGTTTCCAGCCATTTTTGTTACTCCTAAAAAGTTTGTCTAAATTGAAAACTTGTTTTGTACGGATTTATTAAATCCACTTGATTTTGTAAATCTGCTCCCTCGTTTGTAATAAAACAATAAACTGGGGGTTTTTTAATTGTATCATTTTCGTAAATCACTAAAATTACCGGGTTGCTGTTGCTGTTTGCAATAAACATCGCGTAAATTTCTGCTTCTTTATCATGCGATATGTTTTTTATATTTATTGTATTATTTTTATATGCGTAACCTTTTTTTACAAAAGTTTGACCGGTTCTATTTGTTGCCGTTTCTGTTGTTGTTTTAACACTAAATACCTGATCAGGTTCCATGTATAATCCGGACAATGGAACGCCTAGCATTATACGACCAATACGCACAAATTCTGGGTTTGTTGGATCGGCAAACTCTAAACGCCAAAATTGATAAGTTTCGTCAAAAGAAAAATCGTATAATATATAATCTGTAATTGATAAAGTTAATTCAAAAGCTGGAGTTGTCCAGCTATCAGTAGTGTTAGCCTGTATTTTTACCACTGCACTTGATGTAAAAGTATGATCGACAACAAAAAAAGAGGTTACCTGTTTTGCGCTACCCAGGTCAATTACAATATTAGAACTCAGCGTATTTGATCTATAATATTTAGACAATCGTGTATCTTGCAAATTATCAGCACCATAATATAGATTTTCGTCGGGAATTGTCAACGTAGCATCGTCTAATAAGTTGTCATATAATATAAACATTATGCCTCGCTTATCGCATCTTTAGATATTATAATTTCTTTTGCAAAAGATGCCCTTGTTATATCGTCGTATAACAACTCGCCACCTAAGTTAATTGTTATACGCATCATTTGTTCTTGAGCAGAAGAAACCGTAGCCGTATTTTGTCGTCTATTAACTGAATCTATCAATTGATCTGTAAAAACACTAATCGCATTACGCCCTTGTTGACTTTCTAACGGAACAGCTATACCGGATTGTTGCCCGGTTGGTATTGTCATTTCTCGCCCTGCTTCGCCGACTACTGCAGCACCGGAAAAAACACCACCTGCCGCCAGTTCCGGCAGCGGTTGTTGTTGTATCAATTGTAATTTTTTTAATTGTAGTGCAGTTGCAGCTGCAGCCGCAGCAACTGCTAATGCTGGCCCGACAACCGGAATACCGACTAAAGACTTATACGCAGCGCTCGCGCTTGTCGGGATTGCCAGTGCTGCTTCAAAAATTGCAATTTGTTTTTGTTTTTTTGCCGCGTCTCTTTGCGCTTTTCTTTTTTGCTTTTCTATTTGTTCTTCTAACGCTTGTTCGTCTCTTTCTCTTTGTTCGTCTAACGCTTTTAATTTTGCATTTCTTTCAGCTTCTGTCAATTCTTCCTGATTGATTGCTTCCAACTGCGCATTGTATTGCTCTTCTATTTCTTCCTGCTGTCTTTGTTTTTGATTTTCTAAACGTGCAAGTTCGTTGCTTTCCTGCATTGCATAAATTTGGCTTAGTTGTCCTGTAAGATTTGTTAGACCGCCAGCAACTGCGTTAAACGAATTCAGGTTTGCCGCTATACGCTCTTTACTTGCTCTGTCATTTATTTGTGTTAATGTCTCCTGATATGTTTCAAAATCTAACAAGCCTTTTTGATAAAATTTAGCAGCTTTATCAAGGTCATCTAACCTTTTTTGTTCGATGTTGTCGTATACATCATTAAAGCTGTCTAAAAATTTATCTAAATCTTTTGTTTCATCTTTTATACTTTTTTTAGAAACGTTAAAACTTTTTACACGCGTTTTTGTTGCTTTTTTTTGTTCATCTGTAAAGATTTTAAGAGACTGAATACGTTTTTTAAATAATTTCTCAAGTTCTGCATTTCCAGAAATTGAAAATAATAAATTTTCTTTTTGTTTTAACGAAATACCTTGTAGTGTATTTTCTAAAATTTTTAATTCCTGATCGAAACGTTTAACGCTGTTAGCAAGTGTTTGTTGTGCAAAATCTCTTGTTACATCGTCAAACTTATCTGCTTCAGTATTTAATTGAAATAAAGTATCTTTATATTGTGCAGCTGATCGAGCCAATTTTTCTATTGTTGTTTGTGCTGCTAATTCTTTTTGTTTTGCGCTTAAATCGTTAATAGACTTGTTTAATTCACTAAATAAGTCTATTAACGATGTAACTGCAATAATCAACAGTCCAAGCGGGTTTGCTTTTATTACTGTTGAAAGACCTTTTATGCCGCCTTTCAACAAACTTGTTGCGTTTGTTGCTATTCCTGCCCCTTTCGCATAAGCCCCGGCAGCGGTCGCGGCACTTAAAAAATTTTGCGTATAATTTGTTAAGACTGAACCTACTTTTAAAGCTAACAAAGCTTTTATTGCAAAGACAACAATGTCGATGTTTTCAGCAAGAAAATTTACAACTTCAGATAAATCTATTATCAATTCAGCTATTATTTTACCTGACTCTGTTGCATCGTTCCCAGCTCCTATGAAATCCAACAAGGATGTTTGCAATACTTCAAAAGCACCGTCAACGGTTGGTGTTAGTTGGTCAAACTCTGCTTGCAATACGCTTGATTGATCTTTAAAAGCGTCTATAATAAGTTTACTGGTTATTTGCCCCTGTGCGGCTAATTGTCGCAGTTCACCTACCGTTATTCCTAATTTTGCAGTTAATACTTCCGTTATACGTGATCCCTGCTCAGACACACTGTTGAACTCATCACCCCTCAAAGCTCCTGCAGCTAAACCCTGAGCCAATTGTCGTATAGCGTTTGCCGATTCTTCTGCGGATGCTCCAGAAATTTGGAAAGCCTGGTTTATTCCTTTCGTCACTAATTGCAGATCTTCAGTGGATAAATTTAATTCTTTGGTTGAACGCGCTAATCTTGCGTATAGTTCAACCGTACTTTCTGCACTGCTTCGTGTCTCTGTAGCAATTGCAAATAAATCTTTTCTTGTTTGAACTAATTGTGTTTCGTTGTCGGTTACAAGTTTAAGTTTGTTGTTAAGATTAGTATAACTATCAGTAAGTCGAATAACTTCCCGGACACCCAGGGCAGCACTAAGACCTTTTAAAACAGTTTGTAAATTACCAAGTGACGCAGTTGTTGTGCGTACACTTTTATCAACATTCCCAAAACTTTTCTTTGTATTCTTATCAAAATTAACAACGGCTTTGGAACTTAAACGCAGCTTGCCTTCAAAGTTTTCGTCTTTAATTTCAAGAGTGTAAAAAACATTACCCGCGTTTATACTCGCCATTTTTCAACCTTCGTTCGTATTCTTCTAAACTCATTGCACCTGTTGATTTAAATTTAACATTTTTATCTTTTTTAACATTTTTTAAATCAACGTTATATTTTAATTTTACCGCTTGTTCGTATAACGACATATATAACATTAAATCCATGTTCCACAATATTTCTTCTACCGTATAACAAGAAAAAACATGCGCTATTAAACAAGCTGGTTCAATTAAAGAATATTCTCCGCTTTGCTCTTCTTCAATATTGCTTTCAATATCTTCTTTGCTTCTTTCAACATTGTCTTTTTTTTCGTTTTCGTGTTTTTTTTTGCGTCTCTCATTTCGTCAATGTTCTCAATACACGTACACGATAGATGAACAACATCAGATATAATTTGATTGTACAAAGATAAATCAATATTTTCAGCAACCCATTCTTGATCAATTTCGGGATACTCCCGTTTAAAGATCTCAAGAATTGCCTGCATTCCTCTTTTAAGTTCGTCTTCTTTGTCTTTTGCGTATTTTTCGTCAATCAAAACAACTAACGCAGGCGTTACAAAAAGAGGTACACGAAAAACTTTACCGGATTTGTCTTTAATCCGGTAAACTGGCCGCTCTCTCTGTAATAATCTTAAATCACGGTCTTTTAATCTCATTTATTAAATCCTTTCGTTTTCTATTCTTAGCAGCTGATCTCTATCCGCAGCACTACGAGCTGGATCAAGTTGAAACTCTATTTCGACTGTTGCTACAAGACGTGTGTCGTCTTCATTATATTTTTTAAATTCTAAATTACGCCCGTTTGTCAATTGGCATAACCAAATATAGTAAGTCACATTGTCGCCGTCCTCATATATATTTTCAATTTTCATTTGGAATTTAGGTATTTCACCGTCATAGCCACCAGTGTCAATTCGCCTTGTCGCGGTTGGCGTGTAATCGTAATCAATAACCATATCCTGACTTTCTGTTGTTACTGTTGCACTATCTATTATGTAAATACCATATTCGCCAAAACCATTTTTCCCGACATAATAGTCAGTGTCTACAGCTAACAATCCATCAACGGAACCAGTTACGCTGTTAACTGTTATCGCCGAACCATCGCCGTTTTGGTTTTCAATTTTAAGAAAATCTTTGTAATTCCAGTTACCGCTTGATACTGTCTGTGTTGCACCACTTACCAGTACCCCAGCAATATTAGTTATCTTATCAATATCACCGCGTAATATTTCGTTTGCTGCTGAATACATCTGTTCGAACCAATCCATTGTGACGGTTCCGTTTTGTGCAGACATCGCGAAAGTATCACGAACGTTTTGACTTTCTTGTTTTGTACTACCTAAATTTTCTGTTATTGTACATCCGTTTACTGCTCCGATATCAAGCCATGATGGAACTGCCACCCCATATTCGGCAATTGAAATTTTGCATGCCCCTTGCAGGATGTGTTTGCGGTCTTGTACTGTTGTTGGTATATATGCCATTTTTTTTACCTCTTAATTTTGTAATCTATAATCTTGTATTATTTGATAACTTTGCAAATCTTTACTGTAAAAAGGATCGCTGTTATCCAACATAAAAATATAACTTACCTGTTCAGTTCCAAAATCGCCCCGATATAAGTTAAGGTTATCTTTTAATATTTCTGCTATCAGACTGCATAAAAATTTATCCGGATGCTGAATCCAAAAACGCCAGCGTTGAAAATCCCGTCTAAAATCGTATAGTTGCGGGTCTGATATTTTTTTATAAACTATTTTATTCGTTAAATCCTGGGGATAATCCCCCCAGGCGATTTCTTGCGCTCCAACTAATTCTTCAGTTATGTTTCCACCATACGTTACAGTTTGCGATAAGTCCGCTACGGTCCGCAAGTAAGTATAAATATTATTTTTAAAATCATTTGCCATAAATTTGTTTTAAAACCTTATTTATTACAGGTACTGAATTGTCCTGACTGGCAGCCATAATCGCATAACGCCGCTCTAAATAAATATCGTAGTCCATGCCTGTTGAAATTTTAACTGAATTTGGTTTTGTCGGCTTTTTTGCTGTTTTTGCTTTTTCGTCAAAATCGTCGTCTTTACCAATTTCGCCAGTGAACATAACAAAGTGTTTAGAATTAACACTTGCTCCGGTATCAATGTGACCTTCTTTTCGTTGAACTTCCTGTGCTTCATTCTTTGCAATGTTTCCAACAGCATAAAGAGCTTTTAATGTTTTTGCATCAACTTCAATTTGCACATCTTTTGTTTTATCATCAAACATTCGTTACACCTTCTTATTTAGCATTGTAATTTCTAAATGATGATCTAACCCGTTTGCATTTGCAATGCTTTCTATTTCGTATAGTTGGCCGTCTGCTTTTCCGTTAGTTCCTGCGCTATCTGTTGCAAGATAAAAATTATAAGTTACGCCTAAATCTAAATTAGTTGTTTGGGTCCAGGTTGAACCGTCTGTACTATGCCAATATGTCGCTTCGTCTCCTACGTCAGCACTTGTTATTACATGTCCTTGCACATCCTGCACCATATAACCATTTGTTACATTTACTACTGGACAACCTAAAAAAGTATCGGCTATAATCGTGTTTTGTTCATCTCTTACAGCATTCCGACCGGTTAACAAATCAATCATGCCAATTGTAACAATGTCTATCACCCATGTTTCACGAAATAACGGTGCTCCAGTTGTTTCTTTTTTTAAAAAAGCTATTGTTTTATTATAAAAACTTTCAATCATTTTACACCTGCGAAAGTCGTTATATTATTGGCTATTGTCTGCGGTAATCCTGATAAGACTGACATATCATCATTTTCATAACTATAAGATCTAAAACTTTCTGACTTAACTCCGCTCATTGTTTGTTTGCTCATAAGCCAGCCAATGATTTTACTTGCTATATATCTATAGCCTTTTGGATACACAATAAAATTTTCTTCTTCTGTTGTTGCTGTTGCTGCTGTATCAAGTGTAACGTATCCGTTATCTGTATCAATAGCGGTTATAATTCCTGTCTGGCTTGTACTGGACAATAAATCCATCCTTGACACCGCTTTTAGATTAGAAATAGATTCAATTGTAAAATTACCTGTTGTTGTATTTCCAGTTATTTTGTAAAAAGGCAAATTACGCTCTAACAAATATAAGCTTTCAGCTTCAACTATTAAAGCATTAATTAGAGTATCGTATGTTGTAGATGTTATTTGCAAAAATTCTTTTACTTTTTCTGTTGTTAAAATAGCCATTTCTTTACCTACAATTCAAACCAATTTGCCGATATAGACCCAGATGCCGCGCTTGCTTCTGTATTCGTTATACGCAACATGTAAACCTGATCTTTTTTTGCGTTAAAAGTAAGGTCTTCTTTAACGGCTCCGCCTGCTGTCGCTGTTGCTGCCGTCCCATTCGATAAAATAATAAATTCTACTGGCAGCTTAGTGCCTGAATTTGACACTGTCGGCGATAGATATACTTTTGTTTTTGCTATTGCTGTAGATTCGTTATTTCTATTTATAGATTCTATTTCGGTCCCTGTCGCATCGTCGTATGTTGCGCCTATATAAAGATCAATATTAATTGGACCTGCTCCATAAGCATTTAAAAATATTGGTAAAAATACAACAAAATCACATGTGCACCCGGTAGGGTCTAATATTATATCAAAAGTTGCACTTGACGCATATGTTAAACGTTTAGAGATAGAAAAAACCTTGTCGCTAAATATAAGGTTATTCGCAATGTCTTCTACAATAAAAGCGCCAGAATTGCTACTACCAGCCTGAAACATTTCTTGTATAGACAAATCTTTATTTCGCAAACTCATTTTTTACTTTTCCATTTTTTCAGGTTCTTTAATTTCTTTTTTCTCTTTGATATCATTTTTTTTAATATCTTTGTTGCTACTTTTCTTTGCATCGACTTTTTCAAAAAAAGGATTTTTTTCAAGAAACTCTATTTCTTTTTCGTCTTCAACATGTATAAAGCCGTCCTGGCATTTTCTCTTTTGTCCTGCAAACGTGTATGTTGCTTTTTTAGATATTTTATTTTTAAATTTCATTTTTACCTCTATGAATTACCCCCGTTATACGGGGGTTTTATATTATAGGTCTAAGCCTGTGATCAATCCATGCGCTGTTGTTCCGTCTTTAACAGTCATCGTTGTTTCTGTCAAAACACGTCGTTGAACGCCGTCGAAACCTGGCAAAGTTGCATCCATGTCGATCATAGGGCTTAAATAGTTCATTTCAATTTTGTTCATATTCAAAATTGCAATTTGGTCTTTTGGAAAATTCGGATCAACTACAACATCCGTAATAAACGAGCCGTTCACTGTTGGCAAGTCACCTTGAAACTTATTAACCGCATAACCGGCAGTTTGAAAACCTGAATCATTTTTGTAAATGATCGGTTCGTTCGCTGCTTTTAAGAATGCAGAAACTTTTCTGGCCTGGTTTGTGTTCATCAGCATCGCTAATCTCGGTGCATAACCGCCAGCTATATAAACATCCTCTAACACATTGTTAATGATAGTAGAACTAATCGCGCCGCCTGTCGTATCCACAATGCCGCCTTCCAAGAATTGCAAAACTCCGCCCATTGTTCCGTTTTCAGACGCGGAACGTTCAACACGACGACCGTAGATAACTGAATTATTCATACGATAAGCTAATTGTTGCATCCTAACGCCTAACTGGTAATTTAACGCATTTTCCATCCCGTACATATCTACCAATTGAGTTGTTCTCGGCATTTTTACTGTATCATCAAAAATCTCGGTATAGTTGTAATTCGTATCTGGCTCTTGACCAGCTGTCGGACTTGCGTTAGTGCCTGAATTTTTCGGGCTTGAAATTAAAAACAATATGTCGGTTACAGCTAACAATACGCCAGTTGACCCGCCGTAATCCCTTACAACTGTTAGATCTGTTGCACTGTCTACAGACGCAACTTTCATAATCTCAGTAACACTTGCACCAGTTGCTTTTCTTACCCCGATGATACTTCCGGCAATTAAGCCCGCTGTACTTGCAACGTTAACTCCAGTACCGTCACCATCTGTGTCAAACGACGTTATTGCACTTGAAAAAGGTGTAACTTCATCTTCTAACCATTCGTGTTTTGTGTTAATTGGTGTCATTCCATTTGGGTTTATCAAGCTTAAAAAGGTAGGAGAACTTTGGATCATCTGTTGAAAAGCCTGGTCAACGCTTCTTATTTTATTAGCATATTCATAACTAAAATTATTTTCTGTAATACTACTCATTTTTTATTCCTCATTTATCGTAATATGGTGTATTCGCCAACGTGTCCTGCCAGTTTCCTTTCAACTCAATTTTTTCGTTAGTTGTTTGTACTTTTGAACGTCCGGGCGTATGCTGGCTTTGTTTTAATCGCTCAGATATTGTTTTTTCAACAATTTCTTTAATAGCGGTGTCTTGTTTTTCTTTGAAATTTTTAAATGGATTTATAATATTTTTTTCCAGATTTTCTATTGTCTCTGTCTGATTCTGACCCACATAACGATCTATGTTATAAAGTTCGCTGATAATTTGTGCGTCCTCTGGTAATGCTGTTTTTATATAATTTAACCCAATTTCTTTTTGTTCTTTTTTATTCAAAGTTGCTAACAAATCGTTATTTGCTTTTTCAAGATTGTTTAATCTTTCTTGCTCGGGAGTAATTTCCGGGTTAAGCTCTTTTGTAACTTTTGCCCTTTCATCTGCCCTTGCTTTTTCTTCTGCTTCTTTAACTGCAATATCAAGATGATTAGCTTTAAATTTCTCAACTCCTTTACTTACAGCGCTATCATATGCGCTATTAAGCAAAGAATTATTTTTAATAAATTCTAACGCTTGATCTTTGTTCTCGATTTTAGAAATCGGATTTAAATTATTTAAAAAATCTATTGCCTCGGCTCTGTTCTCTTCCGGCAGTTGCTGGATAATATTGTTTATTTCCATTTTTGCTCCTGTTCCCCGCGAGTTCTTGCCCCGCAAGTGTAGTATTTTATTTATATTAAATATAAACACTAATACAAATTTAGTCAAGTAGATATTACCATATTGTGTAATTTTTACACAGTTGTTTGATTTTGTTGGCGTTTTAGGCTGGTTTTAAACTTTCTAAAGTCGCTTATGCTTATTCTTTTCTTATATTTATCATCGATTTTTTTCGATTTTCCTGTTGGGACAATTCCAAAAGGTCTAAACTGCGCATAACATCTACAATTTATCGCCTGGCTTGCACTCAACCCGGGCATGCGTGGCCCTTTTGCCCGATCGTTATTCGGCAATGTAAAGTATCCGTCTTTATCTGCTTTTTTTTGGTCCATTACCACGTGATCCGAGCGCGTTCGACTATCAAGTGTAGCATTCCAGACTTTTTCGCCTTCGAGACCGGATGCGATAGACTGTTCAATTGCTTTGTCATTGCTAATTGAATGTGCTCGGAGTAACTCAGTTCTTGCTATTCTTGTTGCATTACTCAAACTCAATTTCAAACTTTTCCGCATATTCTGTAATCTTTTAGCAAGTTCTTTTGTTGAAATGCCCTCGATTGTTGCCATTGCTATATTTTCACGTAATAAGTTTTGCAGCTTAAGCCGTTGTTTTAACATTCTGGCGCGAAAAGTTTCACCGCCAACTAGTTCATCAAGACTAGCAGCGGCTAACTCAGTGTTAAGCACTTGAAATTCTAACGAATAACCGAAACGTTGTGTTGCTGCAAATTCCAAGTTGTATGCAGTGCTGTAATAAGCATTATCGTAATTTGTCAAATATCCTGATCGTATAACACTGTCTACACGCTTGTTTAATTTTTCTATCTGATTCGCAACTTGAGCTTGTAGAATTTCTGTCTGTGCTAATTTATCAAGGCTTTTCACTCGACCTGATATTATTTTTTCTATCTGACTGTTTATCAGTTTCATTAAGTTGTCATTTGCTTTTTTATATATCTTGAGTAGCTTTTTATTTGTCTCCTCTACTCCCTTCAACGATGCGTTATATGTTTGTTTTTCAAGATTATTGTATGTCTTTTTCGCCATCTTCGTCATCTTCGTCCAGTTGAGGTTCTTCTACTTTTGTTTGTAACTCTAAATTTCTTTCAAATGCCTGGTCCTGTTCTTCTGTTATGCGCTTAAGCTCCTCTTCTACGCTATCAACCAGGTCCCCGCCAAACATTTTTATTAAAGTTTGTTTGCTTAATTTGCCCCACAATTTTTCTATTATTTCCGCTGATTCTGTTTTGTCAAACGGCAAATTACGTTTCATTGTGATGTTAACGGGGTATGACTGAAATCCGGCGGTTTTGACTTCTGCTATATTGTTGATTAACGTTATACGTTGTTGTAATCCTGCTTGAAAATTAGCTTCAACAACGCTTGCTTGCGTCTCCATTCCCAGGAGTTTATATGCTAACGAAATTCCGCTTGCTGCATTTGCAAAATCTTCAGAATCAAAATTTACTACGCTTAACATTTGATAAATTAAACGCTCTAAATTTTTGGCGCTAAACTCAAGAAAGCTTGTATCTATATTCTTGATAATATATTTTACAAGTCCGTCGATGCTTTTCCCTTCACCCGGCTGAAGCTCTATAATTTTTGTGCGCTTCATCTTATCTAACGCAGTTTCGCCGTTTTCGTCCTCTCGCACATCGTCTATCTTATCTGCAAGCGCTAAATAAGCATTAGCTAACTTTTCAATCTCATTCGCTACATCATAAGAATACAGCTTGTCAAGACTATCGTTTATCGGCTTAACGTGATCGATAAAATTGCTCTTGTCTAACGATATGTTATATTCTACCAAAGGGGGAACGCCATAAAAGTGTTCCACTTCACCTAAAAAAGTATATTCTCCGCTTATTACGCCTGTGCTGCGCATGCCTGCGACACCTTCTACTTTCCATGATTGGATCACATCAGGGTAATAAACATCCGCATAATATACTATTTTCTCTGTTCCTTTTGCGTCGAGTTCTACGACTGTCCAATACCGTATAAAATATAATAATTCTGGTTTTATATTTGCACTGTATATAGTAATTATTTCTTTCGGATCAACAAATTTAAATTGTGGTAATTCTCCGTCAACGTAATAATGTATTTCAAATGCTCGCCCATTTGTCAAACTTTCTTCAAGATCCCTGTTTGTCTCTAAAGATTCGTAATTTTCTTTAAAAACTTTTGTCAGGTATTCCGTGTATGCCTCGTCTTCCGTTGTATATATAACGTTACCCGGTTTTGCCAGGTATCCGGACATTGTCTTTATTGCTTTTCTCGGTATTGGTATAGACAATCTGTTGTCGGGATCATCTTTAGCCGGCGCTTTGTTTATCTCCGGATGTGTCCCGCTAACGTATAACTGATTGTTTAAGTATTGTGGCTTTAAAACTTTGTCTGCTTTATTAACTAGCCAGGCGACTTGCTGTCCGTTTAACCTTCCGTCATCTGCTGTTTTAATTTCTATGCTAAATTGTCCGTTTTGGATTAAATTTTCATTCTGTGACATTTTTTACCCCTGTCTTGTCATCATAGGTTATATCGTTATATTCTAAAATCCCGCATTTACCAACTCCACATTTTTTCCCGTCAATAAATACGTTCACTTTTGGAAAACATTTCTTTCTGTCATTGTAAAATCTCATTATCTCTTTTTCTGTCATCGTTAGAACCCCATTGATCTTGCTGTTTTATTATTATGCTTTCTTACAATATTCAATTTTTCTGTCGCATATCGTAAAGAATCTATTAAATGATTATGTTTGTCAACTATTATGTTTAGAATTTCTCCCGTTTTTGAATCAACTTTATATTTATAATTTTTAAATTCATATATTGTGTGCTTGCAACGCGGGTGTATATATATACGCTTGAAAGATCTAAGAAATTTTATACCCGCCTCTACGCTGCCTGGACCTTTTTTTGCGTCTACAAGATTATATCCCCTGTCGTTCAAATAACGTCTAAACTTTTGCATCGTGTTGTCGCAAGTTATTTTCCATTGCTTGCTGCCTGGCATCGAGTTGTAAAATTGCTGGTAATCTTCTATATTCATTACATGCGCATATGATTCATTACATATATACAAACTGTCATCTTCCACATAACATTTAATTATTGCGTCCGGGTCTCCTGTTCCGGTATTACCCCAGTCAGATCCAAAATAAAATACAACGTCTTTCGGAATATCGAAGTCTTTGACTTCCCATTTGCCGCGCATAATCTGTGCAGCCGTTACTTTCTTACATTCACCTAACCAGATATTAGGAAAATCATCTGGATTGTACTTTTTATCATATTCCATTTCTGTTCTTAATGTATCAGGGAAAAAAGGATTGTCATAGTAATTTATAAAAACGGAAAGAATGTCATCTGGGGGATTTTTTATAAATCTTTGGTAAGTTGGGTCTTCCTCTTCATCCGGGTTAAAATCAATCCAAAATTGTGAACCTGGTTTCCGGATTGTCGGTATTAGCTTTTCCCATGCTTCTTTACTGACGTCCTGGGCTTCTGCTACCCAACATCTGTCCGCACCTTCGAGCGATTTTAAATTGTTTAAATTCCGAGCTAACCCTTTAAAAATAAACTCAGACCCATTATCGCACGTTATGCGGTTATCTTGTATCTGATAATATTGATTTAGATTAAATTCGTTTATGCTCCTGGCAAGTAATCTGTGGACTGAGTCTCGTATTGATACTTGATATTGTCGCAAACACGGAATAAATAACTTTTCGCTATATGCTTGTAAAATAAGTATATCCGCAAAGGTCCACGATTTTGATCCGCCTCTCCCCCCCCTCGCGACGTTGTATCTTTTGCGTGATGTGAAAAAAGGTAGCATCTTTTCGGGGTACGCTCTATTGACTTCCATTTCCGCCGTTTTGGATATTGATTGTCAAAGGTCTTTCTTTGTTCCCTAAATGCTCTATCTCTTGCTTATCAGTCCAGCCGTGGTTTTTCATTAAAAATATTTGCCCGGCTTTTCCTTCTGTTGTGGTTTTCTCTTCAAGATAATTTTCAACCCTTGTTCTGGCTCTTTTGATAATGTGTGCAAAAATCTCCTTGTCATCCTTTCTTTTCTCATAGTCATAGAGAGAATGTCTATCGCTAAACCCCAGGTGTAACGCCAAACCTGTCACGGTAGGTGGTTTAATACTTAATATGATTGGTTTCTTATTGTTATCAAGTTGGATTTTACCGGTTTCGTCATCTTTGAAAAACTCTATACCACAGATCTTATCAAAATACTCATCTATTTTTTTTTGCATTTGTTCAGGTGTTTTAAAAAGTGGTGGTCTTCCTATTTTTGCCATTTTTTTAAATGTTATACCCGGAGAAGATTAGATTAAAAGGAGAACTCCGGGTATAACTCCTATCATATTATTTGTAAATAATATAACAATAGATTCATTTTTTGTCAAGTTTTTATTTCAAACAGTTGTGTTCTATTATGTCCTTTATTGCTTTCGCGAATAGAGTTAAAAACATAATGTTATACGTTTCATGCACAAAACCAACGTTTTTAAAAACAGGATCGCTTTGGAGATTCCCCAGCGAAGAAAACCAGGAAAGAGGTTTTCTGCTGATATATCTTGAATAGATCTCAACTAATTTTTCTTCGTCTCCAATCAAATCCGCGATTCCGGTTTCATGAAAAATCCCGTGAATTACTTCATGCAAAAAAATACAGTACAGTTCGTCTTTATGTATGTTATCATACAGAATTATTTCTTTGCGGTGATAACTTATTGACCCTATTTTGTCTAAAGTTTCCGCAACGTCTCTTAAATATTTAGTTTTTATTATTTTATATTTTGTTCCGCAGATTATTAACGGTTTATTTAAATCAATTCTTTTCATTCACCCTCGGAAATTATATCATATGTTTTATCAAATATTTCTTTTTTAATTATATATTTTTCATTCATTGCCCCAACTGCTAAATAATCCCCCTGTGCTCCATGCATTTTACCTTCTAAAGTATTAACAACAAATCCTTCCTCAAAATTAACTTGTAATACGAAAATAATAATTGGTTTTTTTCTTGCTTTTTGAAAACCTTCAAAATTATTTGGATTTGCTTCTGTCATATTTACCCTTTTTTTTGTCATCATACTTTTATCACCTTTATTTTTTTTCATTCTTTTACAACTTCATATTCTATAAACTCATTATAATATTTTTTACGTGTTGAATATATTGACCAAATAAATACACTTATTCCTAGAAGAACTGTTGTTATAATTATAAAATCCATCATACCGTTTTATCACCTCTATTTTTTTTCATTCTTTTATTCCTTCATATTCTAAAAACTCAGTTATTTCATATTTTTGAAATATTCTTTTAATTTTTGAAATTTCGTCTATAAATAGGATATGCCCTTGTTTTATTTTATAATCGATTCCAGTTGAACCACATCTTTCACAAAAATACATTTCTTACCCTATTCCAAACTGCTAAGATGACAGTTTATCGCTTCGTACATATTTTCCCGGAGTTCTTTTTCTGTTTCCCCTTGCGTAAAGCAACCCGGCAGTTCTACACATTCTGCCCAATATCCTTTATCACCTTTGTATGTTTTGAAACTAAAATTGTATTCTATTGTCTCTACATTATTTTTTAACATTTTTTCCTCCTTGCCGAGCTGTGCCCGGCAATTACTTTTTGTTAAACAACTATTTTTTACCCGGACTGTTTTAATCGGCTGCCCGTAGCCTTTATTTCTAACGCGTATAACGCGGTAGTTGCTTATATAAATTTTCTAAAAATTCAATAATTTTTTTACTACACTTGTCGCATACATGTTCGGCATTAAATTTATATATATCAGCATTCCCATATTTTATTTTTATAGTATAAGAATCATAAAAACTTAGTAGAGGTATTTCTTTTATTTCTGCGTGACAAATATCACAAAAACATTTTTTTCCAATCATTTTTACCCGTGCCACAAATCATTTTAATAAATTTTGTAAATCGAATATACCCTTTAACACCTTCGATATACTCCATTTTTTTTAATTCTTCTTTTTTTATGCTTCCTTTTTCCCATCTCTTTTTTAAATTTTTCCATGAAAAAATAAAAATATGGCTGTAATCATCTGCTAATCTTATATCCAGAAAAACAAACGCCTTTCCGCCACCCTGGTTTTCATAATCGGTTAAAGTTTTTTCTTGATCCCCGTTCAAATCTGATTTTGAAAATGATCCATATTTCTTTTTCTGTTTGCATTCTATCGCAAAAGATTTACCGTTATACGATCCGAATAAATCGAAAGGCTGCTTGCATCGATTTCCACCCGGTCTGTCATCAAGTTTTTTGCAATATGCACCAATAGCTGTTAAATTTTTAACAACTTCTTTATGAAAATCAGATTCTTTCATTCTTAATTTCCTTAATCTATTATTTTTTTAAAAAAATTTTCTTACTAAAAAAACTTTAATTGAGTATAGAAACATTAAACAAAAAATAAAAACAGTTATCGGGAAAAACAATGATAATAAAAAATTACAGAACTTAAGATTCTTTTGCTCTTTTTTTGTTTTTTTTTCTAAACCGTGTTGTTCTAAAATTTGTTTTCCCAAACTATAGAAAACAAAAAAACAAGCTAAATATAAAAAAACTATTATTGCCATTTTCCCCCCCCCCTGCTAAAATGGTACATCTTTATCAAATTGATTTTCGTTGATGTCCGGTACAGAACCTGAATCACCAGCATTAGACCCTTTTGCCTCTGATGCATTATATGTATCACCAGTTGATTGCGCATTTGATAAAAACTGAAAATTATCTACAACAATTTCAACTTTAGTACGTTTTTTCCCGGTCTCTTTATCTTCCCAGGAATCTGACTGTAAACGTCCCTCAATTGCAATCTGTTTGCCTTTTTTACAGTACTGGGCAATTATTTCACCAGTTTTGCCCCATGCAATACAATTGAAAAAAGAAACTTTATCTACTCGCTCCCCTTGTTGCAAATAATTTCTACTACTTGCAATTGAAAAAGAAGCAATTGAGGTCCCATTAGGAATAACTCTCAATTCGGGATCCCTGGTAAGTCTTCCTATCAAAACAACTTTATTTAAATCGTTTGCCATTTTTCACACCTTCTTTATTTTCAATTTTATTAGTTATACAATATTTTTTTTAAATGACTTATCAAACATTCAAGATTGCAATAATATCCGTCAATATTTTTAACTGGAAATTCTAAATTATCTCGTTGAACAATCTCTTGTGTCAATAACATAGTTCCTTCTTTTATGCGAATTAAACCATTTTTAAAATGTTCATCAAAAAATGGTTCTTTTTCAATTTCTTCATTGCAGTATTCACAATAATAAAAAGTTTTTGTTGATTTCATTCTCAGCTCCTTTTTTTTCTGTTTTTGTTTTCAGAAATTGTTTATCCCCTTAAATAAAATCCGAAATTAAATAAAACTTTAAATCCTCTTCGCCTATTTTTTCAAGACAAACTTTCAAAAAATCTTCTGAAAGACAATATATGTTTTTTTCTTTCCAACGATGACTTTGTGCTTGTTCTATTTCTTTAACATCAAACGCGTATTCTAAGCAATATTTTATTTTGTTACCATTCTCCCAGTCTTCCATAGTGGGCCGTCCCAGCTCTTCCGCGATATCCATTATTTTTGCTTTTATTTCCAAAAATTTTTTATATTCCTCTGCTTCTTTTTTTGTTTTAAAACAAATACGTTGATTATAAAGCCAATTATCTGATATGTCATTACACCATACATCACATCCAACTACTCCAAATAAGCTTATATAAAAATATTTTTCATTTTGTTCAGGCTTCCATTTTAAGCTTGTCTTGCTTATTTTTTTTAAAACTTCGACAACTTTATCTATTATACTTTCGTCGCAATTTTTGATAAGTTCTAAAATGAATGATGTTTTTTTATTTTTTGACATTGTTTATACCTTTTAATTTTATAAATTTTTCGCATTGCCAAACTTTGAATTTTTTGTTGATTCTATCTTTTTTTCTTCACTAATTCTTTTTTTTAATCTTTCTTCAAATGCTATTTTTAAATATTGAATTACCGTCATTTTAAGATATCTTGCTATTTTTTTGTAATATTTCCCGCTGATCGGCACTAAAACTCTTCCATTTTCTATGTCATTCAGATGACCGGGTGACATTCCGAATACATTCGCCAAATTTTTTACGCTCAAGTATTCTCTTTCTCTGTTATATTTCACCAGTTTTCCGATTCGCATTTTATACCTTTTTTATGATAACAACCCGGTTATCATCTGTGTAGAATATTTCTTTTTTTTCTTCTTTTTTTGTATTTTTACTCATTTTATACCTTTTCCTACATTTTCCTACATTTAAAATTAGAGAGGCGCGATTTGGGAAATTGTTGGGGGCGCGCCTCTCTTTTTTTTAAAAGGGAATTGTGAAAGTATCTACATACTATATTTTTCATTTTTTTTGTCAATATTTTTTTTATATATTGGCTTTGGTTTTAAAATTTTTCTTTGTGAAAACTCTTCCTGTTTTCCATTATTCCATTGTTTAACCGGCCTGAAGTATCCAACTACTCTTGAATAACATTCTACGGGTATTTTTTTTTTATTCATTATTTTTTACCTTTTAAATAAATTTTAATATTTTATATATTATAAAAAAAGCAAAAGCAAAAAGATGTAGAAGGAAAAAAGAACAAAAAATCCCATAATTAAAAAATGCTATTACCCACCAAATTAAATATAAACAAATCAACAAAGACACTACAACTCTGTCCATTCTTACACCTCTTTTATATTTTTTTCTTCTGCTGCGATTCAAATAAATAACACTCCATCACGTCACAGATATCGATAATCATTTTATTAGTTGCAATAATTGCACCGATCAACAGCTGATTTTCTTTTTCATCTTCTTTTTTTATTTTTTTTAATAGTTCTTCATTCTTTTTTTGTTGTTCAAATAGATATTTTTTAATTTCTTCAATCATTTAATACCCATTTTAGAACTTCTATTTGAATTTTATATATATTCGCTATTCCATCATTATCTAAATTAAGTTCGTATCCTTCTTTTTTTATTCTTAATTCTTCTTTTATTTCTTTTTCTGTTTTCATTTTTTCACCTCAATTTTTTTTTCACACGATTCCAGACAGGTAAATCACCAGAATTTTTTGGCAAATAAAACCCGTCAATTTTTTCGTATCTGACATATTTACATAAAAAATCAACCTGGCGCTCCCTTTCAACTCGCCAAACTGCTCCCTCGACTGGGTCAATTGCTCCATGCCCGGACCCTTCTTTATCAATAATATTTTTTATTGTTTCTACATCTACGGCACTCCTTGCGTAATGTAAAATTTTTGGCAGAATAAAACCGGCCGTTGCATTATTTCTTTGAATCAAATAATGCAACGGCATTCGCCGACTGTCTCTTCCAACCCCTTTAATGATATCGAATAACACAAATGGTTCATGATGTAAAGCATAACGCGTACCATGCGCAACTGATAAATTTTCTCCGACAGCCCTTTCCCCCTCTTGTAACAATAAATCAAATCTATGTTTATTCATTAAAAAAAACGAAACAAACCATTGATGCTGTGGATATAGAGAGTCACTGCAATTATACCCTCCACGAGTCAAAGCCCACAACTCACCTTGATGTTTTACAACTGCGCAACAACAGCCGTCTAACTTTTCTTGTACAATTACGACGTCTTTTTTATCTCTTGTTTTTACTGTTGCAATTTTTTCTTGTCCTGGATTTACTTTTTTGTCGACTGTACCTAAACGGCTTCCGCTTAGATGGGGGATACTACCGTACGCTTTTCCGCCTAATATTTTATACTTTTTTTCTTCCATTCCGCTATCCTTTTTTTAACAATTGTTCATATATTTTTATGTAATTCAAATATTCCCTTATTTCTTTACTTCCAAAGTTTTTCTTTTCCGCAATTTCTTTATAATTTTTTTTCCAGTAATCTAACGTGAAGGTTACACATCCGATTTTTATCTCTGAATTAGACGCACAAAACAAAAAACTTGAACCTTCTATTTTTAACAAAATATGATCCAATTTTGTTTTATTAGTAATTGCATAAAACAGTTCTTGTGCTGTTATTTTAGCTCCTCTCAAGTCAGCTCCACTCAAGTTACATCCAAACAAATCTGCTCCAAACAGATTTGCTCCATTTAAGTTAGCTCCATTTAAGTCCGCTTCTGGCAAGTTAGCTTGTTCTAAGTTAGCTTCACTTAAGTTAGCTTTATACAAGTCTGCTCCGCTCAAGTCAGCTCCTCTCAAGTCAGCTTTAAATAAGTTAGCTCCTCTCAAGTTAGCTCCTCTCAAGTTAACAATTACCAAATCTTTCCCACTTAAGTCAATTTCTGACAAGTCTGCTCCGGACAAGTCAGCTCGTTCCCCACCTTCATCATCTAACCATTCCGTGTGACTTTCTAACAATAAATTTAATTCATTTTTGTTCATTTTTCCCCCTCTTCAATTTTTTGCAGATCATCTGTAAGCGACAAAGCAAATTGGAAAGAATCTGTTTTGTTCATCTGTTGCTCCGTCACCCAGTATTTTATTTTATTAAACATCATTCTTATCTCAAGCGCTTTATTTCTATAAAACACTTTCATATTTTTTATTTCGTTTAATTTTTTATTCAGTCTGCTATTTTCTTTATTCAAAAAATTTACTTCTGCTTGCATCTCTGCTATTTTTATATTGTTTA